GCGACGGGCTTCCCGTACTATCTGCGGTTTGATGGCGTCGACGACAGCATGGCGACGGCGAGCATCAACTTTACGGCCACGGCGCAGATGAGCGTGTTTGCTGGGGTGAGGAAGCTGAGCACGGGGGCCGCACAAGCTATTGCTGAGATGGGGGCCAGTGGTCCGGGGATCACAAAGGGAACATTCAACTTCTTCGCCCTGAACAGCACTTCTTATAGTGCTGGGTTGATGGGCAGCATATCTGGGGGGACCGATTTTGGGTTGAAAACGCTGAGTGTATATACTGACCCAATATCGAATGTAATATCAACAGGTTTTGATTTAGCTGTAGCGACGAGCGCCGATAAGATACTTCCGACGCGAGTTAATGGGCTTAATGTCTCCGGTACATATTCGTCAGCAGGCGCTGGACCGGGGTCCGGCACATTCACAGCCCAACCGCTCTACATCGGCAGCCGAGGCGGATCAAGTGGGCGCTTCAACGGTCGCATCTACTCCCTCATCGTGCGCGGCGCGGCGACGAGCGAGACGCAGATCGGGCAGACGGAGCAGTGGATCAGCAACGAGATGGGCGGGGGCTACTACCCGACCGGATTTGACTTCCTTGTGACCGCCAACGGCGACCAGCTTACCGACGCGAGCGGCAACCCGCTCTACACCATCCCGCTTTATTCGTGAGGGCCTGACATGGCGAACGTACCCATTTCCGCATTCACTGTCCCGGCCAACACTGTCGGCATCGGGGCCACAGGCTACTCGCTGACGGGCTCTGCGTCTGCGAGCTTCATGGACCTCGCGGGTACGTGGAACACCTCCGGCACGCCCACCGCGATCAAGCTCAACATCACAAATACGGCGAGCAATGGGGCCTCGCTGTTGATGGATTTGCAGACGACCGTCAGTGGTGTGACGACGAGTAGATTTAGGGTGGGCACCTCTGGCGATGCTTACGCCTTTGACTTTATTGGCGTCGGCGTCAGCAATTCTACGTTGCGATTGCGTAACGCTCTTTCTTTTATCTCGCTCGGCAGCAGCGACGACGCCATCATTGGCCGCCGTGGAGCCGCGAACCTGCGGCTTGGCGCAGCGGACACGACAGGTACGACCGCCCCGACGCCTCAGTTCCTGAGCGCGCAAAGCTGGGCGTCGTCTACGACGAACAACCAGACCGGCGCGAACTTCACGATTGACGGCTCGCAAGGCACAGGCACGGGCGCTGGCGGCTCCATCGTGTTCCGCGTTGCGCCTGCGGGCGGGACGGCCAACGGCGTGCAGAATGCGTTGGTGAACGCGTTTGCAATCCGCCCTGTTTTAACCAATCAAGCATTTGCGGAGATTGGAACTAGCACCATTCGCGGCGCGATCATTGCTCAAGGCCCCACCGGCTCGTTCCCCGGTATTTTTGCAAAGCTCGCAGCAGATGTTGAGTCAAGAGCAGGCGCTTATTTGGACGCAACCGACCAAGGGGCTATCTTTATGGGTGCTGGCAGCAGCACTGCCCCAGATGTACTCCTCCGCCGCGACGCCCCCAACACGCTCGCGCTGCGCAATGCGACGGCGGCGCAGACGTTCAACGCTTACGGAACATTTACTGACGCATCAAACTACACACGCTTGCGCTTTGAAGCCACATCGACTTACGGGGCTCTTCGCTGGGAGGGTTTGGGCAGCGGTGCATCCCCCGGCGCGCTGTTTGTTGCTGCGCCCAACATCAGATTTCAGACAGCGGGCACAAGTCGCTGGGAGATAAACGCAAGCGGTCATCTTGTTGCTGAAGCCGATAACGCCTACGACATCGGCGCGTCGAGCGCGAACAGGCCGCGAAATGTGTATGTGGCGGGAAGTGCTACAGTTGGTTCTGACATTTATGTTGGAAGGTACGTTGTTCTACAAGCTAATAGAGCTAACTTTTCAGCCTCATCAAGTGGGGTGGTGCAAATTGCAAACGACGCCTCTCCCGGCTCTGGCTTCGGTCGCCTCCAATTCGGCGGCACCACCTCGTCCTTCCCCGCTCTCAAGCGTGACACGACGAGCCTGCAGGCCCGCCTCGCGGACGACAGCGCGTTCACGAACATTCAGGGCAAGCTGACGACGGAAACCGCCTACACGGCGGGCACCGTTGTGGCGACTGGATACCTCACCCTATATGACAGCACGGGGACGGCTTATCGCGTTCCTTGCCTCGTTTAATTGGACAGAAAATGCTCACCATTTCACTCAGCAACGAAGAACTGCAAATCCTCACCAAGCTGCTTGACGCTGGCGTGCGCGGCCTCGGCCTCGATGGCGTGAAGCCCGCCGCGATCATCATCGACAAACTGGAAAAGGCCGTGGCGCAGGCCAACGCGCCGCAACCGACAGTTGAGAGCAGCGATGTCTGAACCAAAACTGTCTCTTGAAGAAACCAAGGATCGCGTTGAACGAAACTCGAACGCGAACCGCGTATCAATTCCGACAATCAAGGCGCGAATTGCGCGCATTGAATACGCAAGACCGTTTGCGGAAACCACGCTAACTCTCTGCGTTATTACCATGCTGAATGGTTTCACTTTTGTTGGCAAAAGCGCCTGCGCTGACACCGCAAACTTTGATGCGGAGGTTGGGGAGCGGTACGCTTACGAAGACGCATTCAAGCAGATTTGGTCCCATGAGGCGTACCTGATCCGTGAAAAACTTTTAAAGGAGACTGAATAATGGCTATCATCGACTACGGCGTCAAAAGCCCGAACCTCACGCTCGACGTTGAAATGGAGCTGTCCGACGCGGACAGCGAGCGCGTTGTCGCCTACCTCATGGCCGCAACGCCCTACGGCACGGTGACCGAGAACGTCGTGCAGGACATCCCGAACCCGGCCTACAGCCCCGACCAGCCCGACCCGAACGACCCGCCCGAATACATCGAGCAGCAGGCGTGGGTCAGCCGCCCGGCGACTCCGGAGGAGGCCCTGACGGCCTACGCCGAAGCCGTGATGAACGACATCCTCAATCAGGCGTTTGCGTGGGATCAGTCTCAGGCTGCCGCTGCCGCTGCGGCTGCCGTGCCGCCGATCACGCCGATCAGCCCGCCCATGCCCGTGCCGCCCGTGCTTGACGCGGTCGCTCCGGTTAAGGTCTGATATTTGACAACAACCCGTTGTCTTATATAGTGTTGCATAACCGTACTGGCGCGGCGCACCAGGTCCGAAAGGAACACCTATGAACGACGATACTTTAGCGGCCTCGACCGCGCCGGAACTGGACGCCACGGCAGCCCCCGTTCCTGAGACGACCACGCCGGAAGGACAAACGACTGACAAGACCTTCTCCCAAGAAGAGCTTGACGCCATAGTCGGAAAGCGCCTTGCCCGAGAACAGCGTAAGTGGGAACGAGAACAAGCTCAGCGAGTGGCAGAAACGCAGGCAAGAGCGCCTGTAGCACCGCCGGCAGCAGACGATTTTGAGAGCGCCTCAGCCTACGCAGATGCGTTGGCCGACCAGCGGGCTCAAGAGCTTCTGAACAAGCGGGAAGCAGCCAAAGCGCAAGCTGAATTGCTTGACGCCTACCACGACCGGGAAGAGGAAGCCCGCAGCAAGTACGACGACTTCGAGCAGGTCGCGTACAACCCCAAGCTCCCTGTAACCGACGCGATGGCGCAGACAATTCAGGCATCCGAGATTGGCCCCGACGTCATCTATTGGCTCGGTTCCAACCCCAAGGAAGCCGCTCGCATATCCGCTCTCCCTGGCCTCCTGCAAGCGCGAGAGATCGGTAAGATTGAAGCCAAGCTGGCGACCAATCCTCCGGTCAAACGAACATCAACCGCTCCGGCTCCTATTGCTCCGGTCGCGGCCCGTGCGAGTGGATCATCTGCTTACGACACGACAGACCCCCGGTCTATCAAGACCATGTCAACGTCGGAGTGGATTGAAGCCGACCGGCTGCGACAGATCAAGAAGCTGGAGTCCCTCAGACGCTAAGTCTCTGAAAGGACTACACAATGGCTAATTCACTCCTTACAATCGACATGATTACACGCAAGGCTCTCGAAATTCTTGAGAACAACCTTGTGCTGACCCGCACTGTGAACCGTCAGTATGACGACTCCTTTGCGGTTGAGGGCGCCAAGATCGGCTCCACACTCCGCATCCGCCTCCCCGACCGCGCTCTGGTCACGGACGGCGCTGCCCTTCAGGTTCAGGACGACAACGAGCAGTTCACCACGCTCTCCGTCTCTAGCCAGAAGCACATCGGCGTCAACTTCACGTCCGCCGAACTGACCATGCAGCTCGACGACTTCGCTGAGCGTGTTCTCAAGCCGCGTATTTCGCAGCTTGCTTCGTCCATCGACGCGGACGTCGCCAACTCGTTCAAGTCGATCTACAACTCGGTCGGCACGCCCGGCACGACACCCGCAACTTCGCTGGTGTTGCTCCAGGCGCAGCAGAAGCTGAACGAAAACGCTGCCGTCATGTCGCCCCGCTACGCCACCGTCAACCCCGCCGCTAACGCCGGGCTTGTCGAGGGCCTGAAGGGCCTCTTCAACCCCACCGACGTTGTCAGCCGCCAGTTCAAGAACGGACTGATGGGCACTGGCGTGCTGGGCTACGAAGAGATCAGCATGTCGCAGTCGATCAAGCAGTTCTCGACGGGCACGTTCTCGCGTACCGCTTCGACGACTGTCGGCACGACCGTCTCGGCTCAGGGCGCGACGACTGTCGTTCTGTCTCAGGGTTCCGCGACGACCACGCTCAAGGTCGGTGACGTGTTCACCATCGGCAGCGTGTTCTCCGTTAACCCGCAGACCCGCGAGTCGACCGGCGCCCTCCAGCAGTTCGTTGTCACCGAAGACACTGCTGGCGTCTCCGGCACGTACACCGTCAAGGTCAGCCCGGCGATCTACACCGCCGCTAACGCCCTTGCCACTGTGGACACGTTCCCGCAGTCCGGCGCGGTCGTCACGTTCCTCGGGTCTGCTTCGACGCAGTACCCGCAGAACCTTGTCTACCACAAGGACGCAATCACCTTCGCCACCGCCGACCTTCTGCTTCCGCAGGGCGTCGATATGGCGTCGCGTCAGGTCCACAACGGCATTTCGCTGCGCGTTGTGCGCCAGTACGACATCAACAACGATAGACTTCCTTGCCGCATCGATGTATTGTACGGTTATGGCGTGATCCGCCCGCAAATGGCCGTTCGTATGTGGGGCTAACTTGAAAACTTGCGTAGTGTAGCATTGACGTGTTACGCTACCCCGTCACTTAAAATGGGGTAGCGTAATGACCAAAATTTGCTGCATTAAAGAATGCGACGCACCAGTGATAGCTTTGGGGCTTTGCAACAAGCATTGGAGAAGGAACAAGAAGTACGGTTCGCCAGTGGCAGTATCTTCCCACAGCGGCTTATTTCGAGGCCTTTCTGCCGAAGAGCGGTTTGCACGATCCGTAGTTAAATCTGACGGGTGTTGGACTTGGAAGGCTAGCAAGGACAAAAACGGCTATGGTATTTTCAGAGGTGAGGTAGGCGGCGTTATGTTTACAAAGGCTCACAGATACTCATATGCGCTGCATACTGGTGATCTGCTTCTGAACATGCAGGCGCTTCACACTTGCGATAACCCTAGCTGTGTAAATCCAGACCATTTGTTTTCAGGTACAAATGCCGATAATATGCGCGACAAAGTGCAAAAAGGTCGGACTCACATCGCCGCCGGAGAACGCAATGGTCACGCTATCCTCACAGAACGGCAAGTTCGGCGCATTCTTTTAGACCCTAGGCCTCACGCAGAAATCGCAACGCAATACAACGTGGCAACATCTACGATTGGCAGCATAAAACAACGCTATTCGTGGAAACACCTCTAGTTTGAAAGGAAAACTGAAATGATCCCCAATGGCGCAGGCGGCTATCAGCTTGGTGATGGCAACGTAAACGACCCCTTTATCGACCTGACAGCAGACCCGGTATCTATCGCAACCGGCGCTACGTTGACGGCGGCCCAGGTTCTCAACGGCCTGATCCTCGTCAACAGCGGCGCGACCTCGACGCAGACCTACACCATGCCGACAGTCGCTCTGCTTGAGGCTGATCTCACCAACTCGGAGCGCGTCGGCACGACCTTCACGTTCCGCCTTGTCAACCTCGGCACCTCCTCGGGCACTGCGGTTATCGCCGCCGGCACGGGCTGGACGGTTTCGGGCTCGCTCACCATGACCGTTCCGGTCACGACTGGCGCGTTCCTGATTGCCCGCAAGTCCGCCGAAGGTGCGTGGGTCCTTTATCGCGCGGCGTAAGCCGGAACAGGCGGCCTACGGGCCGCCTCTTTCTTTCAGGACAAAGCATGATATACCTTCAGCACCCTGACCACGGCACCAAAGTCGCTACTATGGAAATGGAAGCGATTTATGATGAAGGGAATGGCTGGGTCCGCTATAATCCGGGCGAGCCGCGCGTTGAGCCGGCTGAACCGACGAACGTCATGCAGCGCCGCAAGCGGCCAGCGCGTACACAGGTGACCGATGACGACAGCGGGCGAACAGATTAACGGAGCCCTGCGGCTTCTGGGCGTGTTGGCGGAAGGCGAGACGCCGTCCGCTGAAACGTCTCAGGACGCCCTGTCTGCAATGAACCAGATGATCGACTCGTGGAATACCGAGCGGCTGGCGGTCTATTCGACTATTGACCAAGTGCTGACGTGGCCCGCAACGCAGCGGTCGCGTACGCTGGGGCCAACCGGCGACCTTGTCGGCGTGCGCCCGATCCTTGTCGAGGACAGCACGTACTTCCGCGACGCCTCGACCGGCATCTCGTACGGCATCAAGCTCATCAACCAGCAGCAGTACAACGGCATCGCGGTCAAGACCGTCACCAGCACCTACCCGCAGGTCATGTTTGTCAATATGACCTACCCGGACATCGAACTGTACGTCTACCCGGTCCCGTTCAAGGACTTGGAGTTTCACTTCATCTCGGTCCAGCCGCTAACCGAGCCCGCCAATCTGGCGACGACGCTGGCGTTCCCGCCAGGCTACCTGCGCGCGTTTCGTTACAACTTGGCTTGCGAAATGGCGCCAGAGTTCGGCGTCAACCCGTCGCCGCAGGTCCAGCGCATCGCAATGACGTCCAAGCGCAACATCAAGCGCATCAACAACCCCGACGACATCATGGCGATCCCGTACTCGATCACCGGCACACGTCAGCGGTTTAATATTTTCGCGGGCAACTACTAATGACCAACTCCATCAAGATTTCACAGCTCCCCGCCGCCACGACCCCGCTGACGGGCGCGGAGGACGTCGCGCTGGTGCAGGACGGCGTGACCAAGCAGGCGACGGTAACGCAGATTGGCACCGTCACAGCCACCGGCTCCACGACCGCGCGCACGCTGGCAAACCGCTTTGCTGATGTCGTCAATGTCAAGGACTTCGGTGCTGTTGGCGATGGTGTGACGGATGATACGGCGGCTATTCAGGCGGCGATCACTTACGCAAATGGCCTTGGCGGAACGGTTTACTTTCCCGCCGCAACCTATAAGACGACGCAAACGCTTGTCATAGATAACACGTTAGACACACTGAATTATCGTAAGACTTGCTTGATTGGGGATAGCCCTTCGTCTGTCAGGATCAGGGGGGCGGCGGGCAACTTTGATATGATCGCCATTCTTGGCGGGACGGGCGCAGGGGCGCACAGTCACCAAGTAATTCGGGGTCTTTTTCTACAAAAAGACGATTTGCTTGGCGCGCTTATTGTCATGGATAACGTTGCGTTTATTTCGTTCGAGGACATGGCGTTTGAGGCTGGGCTGTACAGCATTTACGGAACAGATGTTCTTTCATCTGTTTTTTACAACTGCAACATTCGCTTTTCAAACTACGGCGTTCGTTTTGAGTACAACAATTTTAGCCGTCCGAACGCAATAACTTTTGTGGGTTCCTCTATCAGTAACCATTACAATTACGGGTTGCTTCTTGTGGGCGGCGCAACATTCAATATGTTTGGCGGCAGCATTGAAGGCAACGGGATAGGTGGGGCCGACGTTAACAAATATGGGGCGCACTTTGTTAACTCTGGTGTAGAGGGCGCTGTTTCAGCCAACTTCAGCGGCGTTTATTTTGAAGGAAATAAAGGTACTGCCGATATTTGGTTTGCAAACTCGGTAGACTCTGTTGCCGCTTCTATCAGTGGGTGTTCGTTTAATCGCATAAATTCTACGGACTATACAACACACAACATTTATATTGAAACCGCAGGGGCGGGCATCAATCAGGTGGCCAACATCTCTGGGTGCGGATTTAAGGGGTTTAACGACTACTCACCCAACGCTGCTCGCAACTACATCAATGCCGTATCATCAACCGGCGGCGAAAATGCAGTTACGTGGACGGGCTGCTATTTCCAATCATCAACCGAAGCCCCCACCATCCCAAACGGTGCAATTATACGCGACGTTGGGCAAAGTTTCTACAAAGCGACCGCAAGCCTAATCTCAAATTACGCAGATGACGCTGCGGCTGCGGCTGGTGGCGTTTCCGTTGGGGGGTTTTACAGAACGGGCTCAGCACTGAAGATGCGGGTAGCCTGATGACCCACGACATGGCCCGCGCCCTGACTGATGCAGGCTACATGACCGTCGCGGACTACCTGCGGCTGTGTGAAGAGAACGGGTGGAGCGAATGAAGTCTCCAATTCTAGGCTCCTTCAGCGCCGTCCGCAGCCCCAACGCTGCGGACAACCAGCTCATCAACCTGTTTCCGGAAATGATCCCGGAGGCGGGCAAGGAGCCCGCGTTCCTGCAACGCGCGCCCGGCCTGCGCTTTCTGGCCTACGTCGGCAACGGACCCGTGCGCGGGCTGTGGACGTTCGGCGCGTATGGCTACGCCGTCTCGGGCGACAAGCTCTACCAGATCGACAACATGTGGGCCGTCACCGAGAAGGGCACGGTCGCGGGGTCCGGTCCCGTGTCGATGGTGGATAACGGCACGCAGCTCTTCATCGCTGCGGGCGCCACCGGCTACATCTACAACGCCAGCACCGACGTGTTCGCGCAAATCACGGACCCGGACTTCCCCGGCGCGTCCACGGTCGGCTTTATCGACGGCTATTTCGTCTTCACCGAGCCCAACAGCCAGAAGTTCTGGGTGACGGCGCTGCTCGACGGCACGTCAGTCGATCCGCTGGACTTCGCCAGCGCGGAGGGTTCGCCCGACGACCTTGTGTCGCTGATCGTCGACCACCGCGAGGTCTGGCTGTTTGGCCAGACATCCGTCGAGGTCTGGTACAACGCCGGGCTGCCCGACTTCCCGCTGTCGCGCATCCAGGGCGCGTTTAACGAGATCGGCTGCGCGGCGCGCGCCTCGGTCGCCAAGCTGGACAACGGCGTGTTCTGGCTGGGCGCGGACGCTCGCGGTCGCGGTATCGTCTACCGCTCGCAAGGCTACAACGGCCAGCGCATCTCCACGCACGCGGTCGAGTGGCAAATTCAACAGTACGCCGACATCTCGGACGCCACCGCCTACACCTACCAGCAGGACGGCCACTCGTTCTACGTCCTGAATTTCCCGTCCGCCGACATCACTTGGGTCTACGACGTGGCGACACTGTCGTGGCACCAGCGCGCCGGCTGGCTGAACAATCGCTACACCCGCCACCGGGGCGACTGCCAGATGGCCTACAACGCCGAGATCGTGGTGGGCGACTATCTCGCCGGGGCAATCTACGCCTACGACCCGACCGTCTACACGGAGGCGGGCACCGTCCAGAAGTGGCTGCGCTCATGGCGGGCGCTGCCCACCGGAACCAACAACTTGTCGCGCACGACGCACCACGCCCTGCAACTCGACTGCGAGAGCGGCGTCGGGCTGAACGGTTACGCTGCATCTGACATCATATCTATCACCACCGAAGATAGTGTGTCGTTGGAGACAGAGAATGGGTTTCTGCTTGACGTTGGCACAACCCCCACGCAGGGAGCCGACCCGCAGGTCATGCTGCGCTGGTCAGACGACGGCGGGCACACATGGTCGAACGAGCATTGGAAGTCGATGGGGCGCATCGGTGAGACGGGCGCCCGCGTGATCTGGCGGCGGCTCGGCATGACGATGAAGCTGCGCGACCGCGTCTACGAAGTCTCGGGGACTGACCCGGTCAAGATTGCCATCATGGGTGCGGAGCTGATTATGGACCGTACCAATGCCTGAGAACATCACGCAAATCCCGGCGGCGCGCGTCACCATCGCGGAGGAGCCGACGCCGTACCCGTCGCGCCCGTGGTATCGGTACTTCTACAACCTCTTCGCCATTCTGGGCAGCGGGTCGCTGCGCAACGGCGCGTTCCACAGCGAGCAGACGCAAACGGCGGCGGCCATCAACACCGGCTACGCCATGACGTTCAACAAGACGGACCTGACCCAAGGCGTCTACATCGGCACGCCCAACTCGCGCGTCTACGTGGACCGCCCCGGCTCGTACAACTTCCAGTTCTCGGCGCAGTTCGTCAGCACCACGGGCTCTAACAAAAACGTTTACGTTTGGGCCGACATCAACGGCACAACGGTCCCGCAGTCCGGCACCAAGCTGACAATGAAGGGTTCCGGTGAGGCGTATCTGGCGGCGTGGAACTTTGTCCTGCGCATGAACACGGGCGACTATTTTCGGCTCATGTGGGCGACCAGCGACACAAACGTCTCAATTCTGGCGGAAGCCGCCACGGCCTTTTCCCCGGCCATCCCTTCTGTTATCCTGACT